TTATTCGTTGAGTCTGCAACTCTTACCACTTTATAAATTTTATGATGATTGGAATTTCCAGAATCTGAGAAATTGAACATATCCCCAGGACGTACTCCACCAGTGAGACCATCCATCCCATCTACTAAAAAATTTGAATCGCCACTAGTTATAGTCCCTTGAACTGAAAGTGTTCCACTTGTTGTAGTTCGGGTTGTGGCATGTTGTGGTAAGGCAACAAAAAATGGTTTAAGTCTTCCTCTTTTTTCAAGCAAAAAGTTGTAAATTGGTTCAAACTCATCGCGAGTCATAGGGTTATATGTAATACCTATACTCCAGTGATGACCAACTATTGATCTTGTAGTTACACGACCACTATTTGTTCTTGAAAATGATACAGGTTGATTTGCAGTAAATTTTACTGTTGCAAAGCCTGGCCCAGCTGTTCCACTATTACTGTTTTCTCCCGCTTCCGTTATTTTAAAATTAGGATCTGGTAATCTATTTGCAAATGCACTAAAAGCCATTAGCCTCCACCTCCATAAACATCAGAATCTACTGACTCTAAGAAACCTTCTCCATTGTCGTTTGCTGCTTGTCTAATCATTGATATGATATTTCCTTGTTGTTCGTTGAGCATATTCTGTACGCTTGCTCCATCTACTGCGCTAATATTAAAGTTAATGTTTTGTGATTGTCCACCTAAAGCATAGTTTGGTGTTATATCAACTGGTTGTGAAGGAGTGATGACTTCTGGGCCTCGTTCTCCAACTGTTATGCCATCTCCACCATTTGCATATCCTTTTCTTCCCATTGCTCCACCAGGTGTAAAGTTATTTGCATTTGTTCCAGATCCTTGGCCTCCTCGTAAGTATGCTAGTTCTCCTGCAGTTGCTCTTTGAGAAGTGTCTACTGAGTTTCCTCTACCTCCAATGGTAAGAGCTGTATTACTGGCTTGAACGTCTCCGCCTCCCCCATTATATTGTGTTTTTCTTATAAGTGCTACTTGTGCCATACCTAGTGCGACTGTTGCAGCAGCAAGTATAGGTCCAATTAGTGGGCCAAGTGTTAAAGCCATTGCAGCACCAGCTGCTGTACTTACTAGTGCCTGTGCTATTTGTAATTTTTTGTTTGTTTCAAAAGCTTTTCTGCCGATGGACTCTTTTTTCTTTTCCATCTCTTTTATTTTTGCAACAGATTGTGCAGATTTTCCATCTAATCTTTTTTCTGCTTCTATTGCTTCATCAATTTGTGAGATTCTTCTTTTTGCATCTCCAGCAACTGCAGCACTAAAACCTGCGATAACAGTACTTATAGCTGCTGCTTGTGCAGCAAATCTTTCTAAAGGCGAGGAGCCTTTATCGCTTATAATTTGACTCATCTGTGTAAACGATTGTAAAAACATACCGCTAATATTTGCTAAAGTTGCTGCAAATTCTCCGTCTGCTCCTAGAGCTCTTACTTGTGCTGCGAATTGCGAAAAAGCTGCAGTAATCATTCCAACTTTAGTTACAATTTGAGCAGCATCAAAATTATTTATAGAATCTTGTAATAGAGCTATTTGTTCATCTGCTTTAGCTATTCCTAAAATATCTTGGTCTTTTAAATCTTTTTTGCTTTCATTTGCTATAAATTTTTGTAATTTTGTGATTTCGCCTTTTGCTGAAGATGTGTTTGCTCTTAATTTTGATAGAGTTGCTCCTCCAAGAGTAATTTTATCTAAGTAATCACTTAGTCCTCCATCATCTATTCCCCCAGAATCCATAGTTCCTAAACCACTTTCAACACCTTTTATTAAGTCTACAACAAATTTCGTTGTAGAATTTTCAAGTCCTTGATCGATTAAGTCTATAGAGTTTTGTAGTGCTTCGTCTAAGCCATCAACAGTGTCTTGATAATCAAAGTTAGCAATGCCTGCAAACTGTTTTTTCTCGTTTAGTATTTTTAATTCAGCTTTAATTATAGCAAACTGTGATTTAAGAATTGCTTTTTCTATATCTGCCTTTTTCTTAGCGGTTTTAAGTCTTTGTTCTTCTCCTGCAATTAATATCTTTTGAGATGCAGTTGCAGATAATGTCGTACTTCCTGTTGTAAGAGCGCTAGAAATTTGAGCCTCTAATTTTTGACCTTCAAGTATTGATTTATTTAATTTTTCTTGCGTATCTACTCTTTTCTTAAGAATACCTTGAATTTTTATATTTTTTCTATCTGATTCTGTTGCTATATCTAATTCTTGTTGAAGTAGCAAATTGTTAAGTTTTCTCTGAGCAAGAATGGCAGTCATAGCTTCGCCGTCTTTCGTAGTGAGTTTAGCAATTTCTGCTGTTAGATTTGCGTTGATTTCGAGTGTAGCTAACCTTTCTATTTCTGTTTTTGTTAAGTTTGAAGCAGTTCGTAATTTTCTAACTTCTGCTTGTTGTGCAGTTACTGCTAATTGTTTTTCTTGTTTTTGTAATGCAAAACTTTTTTCTATTCCTACTACCGTTTCTTTTTGAATATTTTTTATTGATTTTGATATATCTTTAATTTCTTGAAGTACTGCTTTTGAAGATAATTGTATTAGTCTCATTTTAGCATATTGTTCTTCTTCATCTTCAAGTATAGTTAACATTAATAGTTCTTTTAGTATACCATCCTCCATTTGAGCAAGTCTTTTAAATTCTTCTTTGTTTTCCTTTGTCATTATATCAAAAACAGCATTTTCCGTATTTGCAATTGAATTCAACAGGTTACTTCTATCACGGGTAGATAGTTTGGAGTCTTCTCCAAGTTTATTTTGATGTGCCAAAGCTGCGGTAATTTGTCTAAATGAAGAAAGTGGTTTGTCTACGTCTGTTTTTGTAATAAATTTCTTTGCAAATTCTCGTGCTGAATCTGTTGCACCATCAAGAGCAGATTTTGCATTGGTTTGAGCTTCTACTTGCTCTTTGCCTAAGTCCGCAACTTTTTGATATATATTTACTAGCTTTGAAAGAGTATGTCCCTCTGATAAGAGTATTTCTGTTGACTCCTGTTGCATATCAGCGCCTTCTTTTATTGCTGAATTTTTGTTTCTAGTTGCTCCTGCTATTGCGGACAGTATGGCCTCTTCACGACCACGTTCATTTATTATCGTTTTTACACCAGCCATTTCCAAAGCTCTTAAATCAAACTCTTTTTTCTCAAGTGCAAGTATTTTTTCTCTTTGGTGTTCTAATTTTACAGCGTGTTGTACTGCTTTCTCTAAAGTTTGATCACTAAGTCCTTCAGTTGACAATAAGTTTTGCATTTCTGGAGTTGCTCCAGCGAAATTACTAAGTATATCATTTAATGCTTCTATTTCATTTTTTACTATGTTTGTTGCTCCAGATTGATTAAAGTCAGTAAAAAATCTTACAAAACCATTGGTCTCAGCTATATACTGCCTATAAGCCTCTCGTGCTGCTAGTAAGGATTCAGAGGTTTCTACTAGTGCATTATTAAAAGCCGTGCTTGCGTCTGATATACTTTCAAAAGAACTTTCTGTATCTACTATTGTATCGCGAGCTGTAGATAATTTTTCATCAAAACTATCTAATAATTCATTACTTTTGTCTAAAGCTTCTCCGAATTTTTTAGATGCTTCTCCACCGAATCCTATTGCTTTTGCAAACAAAGGCATAAGAGCAATACCTATCATAATAAAAGGCATAAATGGAGCAAGTTTTAACATAAGCTCACTCATTTTTATACTGAGGGCTGTCAAAGTTGCACTTAATCTAAAGCTCATTTTTTCAAAGAAACCTAATGAGCCTCCTGCTGCTGTAGCTGCAAGGCTCATTTCATATAGCTCTACTTCTATTTGGTTTAGTGCAGCTTTAAGTCCTACAGTAGAAGCAGTTGTAGAAATATTTTCTAGTGATACTGCTCGTAGTTCTGCTTTTGCAAGCCTCATTTGTTCCAAGTCCATAAAAGTACCTGGTTGAGGTTGTACTGCTTGGACTTTTCTCTGTCTTATATTATTTCTAGTTTTTTCTTTTGCAATAACATTTTCTAAGGCGTCTGCCTCATCATCTAATGCTTTTTTCTGTGCATCAATAATGTCTGAATTTGTAGATTTTCTTGACTTATCAAAGGCTAAGCTTTTCTTTCTAAGAGCGGTTATTCTTTCTTCTTTTGTAGTTGCTTCATCTAATTGTTTATTTGCTTCTTCTAAAGCTTTTCCGCCTTGTTTATATGCAGGTAATCTAGCACGTGCGGCTTCTGCTGATTTTAGATCACTTCTAGCAGTTTTTAGATTAACTTTTGCCATATCTAAAGCTGCTTTTTTACTTGCGTTTCCTGTTGATTTTAATTCTTCTTGGAAGCCATTAAAATTTTCGGAAGCTTCTTGTGCAGCTTGTCTTGCATTTTGTCTGAATACTCCCATTGCAGGAATAACTTGACGTAATAAACTAACTGCTACGGCACCAAATGCTCCTACAAGTAGGGCTCTATTTTCTTGAAAGTACCCTATGATAGGAACAAGTCCTTGGTTTATAAAACTGACTGCACCTTGTGCTAAGTCTGCAAAAGTAGCAGCAAGTATTGCAAATGCATCAGGGTCTACATCTTCAAAAGCTTGGAATTTTTTAGTTCCTTGCTCTATTGATTCATTTAAAAAGGCTTGTCGTTTTTGAAATTCTGTTAATTCTGATTGGGCTATACCTAAAGAATCTGCATATTTTGAGGCAGCTTCGTCTACACGAATAAATAAACCAATCTCATCCAAGAGTTCTGGTTCTACTTTAATTACACCTCGGAATATTCTATCTAAAGAATCCGCTAAATTTCTTCCTAAAGAAACAGATGCATTTTTAGCAACTTCTCCAAGTTGTACAATTTGATCTGCATTAAATCCTGCACTAAGAGCTAGTGAGGTTGAGCGTAAAGCATTAGCAAAATCTAAACTAAAGCCTGAAGCTTCTTGAAGGTCTCTACCTACTGCTTTGATACTTTTTCCTGAAACTATTTCAAGTGTTTCAATAGATTTTGTTAATGTGTCAACCTGAGCAGATCTAGAAAGTACTCCAAAAGCAGCTGTTAAAGCAAAAACGTTAGCAGCTAGTAAGGCGTAAGCTCGTACAAGTCCACCACCCCCACCACCATCGATGCTTTGTTGCATTTTTGAGAAATTTTTAGTAGAATTTGAAGATATACCTGCAACACCTTTTTCAGTACGACCATATTTATCTCTACTTTTCTGTAGTCTTTTGGTCGATCTATCTGCGTTGTCAGTATTTTTTGTAAGTTTTTCTGCATCTTTACTAACGACTTTTAAGCCTTTAGCTGTTGCAACAACTTCAAAAATTATCTTATTATTTTTAGCCACTCTTTCTCTTTATTCTATCGTACTCAGCTTTTAATTTTTTCTGAGATTTTTCGATTGCTCTACTGTCTAAAAACAGTAATGTTTCAAATACATATTCTTTTTGGTGATTTTCAATATTATAATTTTCTAATAAAAAATTTAAATTGGTATAATCTTTTCCTATATATCCTATTTCAGGATATATTCTATCTCCTAAACTATGATGTATATTTATTATATCTATGAGTATTTCTGGAAAATCTTCCCAGTCTGGAGGACATTTATCCCAATCAGGTTCTTCCCCCATTTGTTCCATCATTTCCAAGTATTGATCCTTGGACATACCTACATCTTTATTGTCTAAAAATAACTCAAGTTTCTTCTTTAATTTTTCCTTGTTCTGTGCTACGAAAATTTTCTAAGTCAAAGACTACCTCATTGAGCCAGTTATCAAATTCTGAAGAATTTTCCACTAATTGTAAAGCGTTTTCTTCTGTATATTCTAACTCAGTTTCTGGGTTTTGACCCTTTAGATCAACAAGTAATAAATCGTGCAAGTATTCTAGTTTGAATCCTTTCCAGTTTTTGACTGTTGATTTTGTAAATTCAATAATAAACTTTTCATCGTTAAGTTCATCTTCAAATTGTCGAGTTTTTCTATTAAATTTATTAACTGTGCACTTCTTACGAAGACCTGTTAATTCTTTTCGGGATAGATTTGCAAGTTCTACTTCAAATCCAAGTAATCCTGGGAATTCCACCCAAGTAGTTTTACTATCTACTAGTAATGATTTTAAATCCATGTTGTTATATCTCCTAATATGTTATAACGGTTGATAAATTTGCAGGGTTTCCTATCAAACGATAGTCAAAACTCTGCGTAAATACTTCGCTTTGGGACATTCTCTTAGTAAACATACAATTTGCTAAGTTTGCGTCTAAGAATGTGCTCCCATTGACGAGAGTTTTAATACGAACAGCTGTGTCTGTATTAAAGCTTTGCACAGTACTAGAGTTGTTATCTGTAATATATTGAACTATACTGCCAGATACCACTCTTCTTCCGAGAGTAAACCCAGAAGGGTACATTGCGTTTGAAGCATTTGTAACTGAAAGACTATTATGCAATGTTTCATAAGGTGTCCATTGAATATCATTCTGAACACTCAATGTTGCGGAAATAATGTTAGATACACTAGTTCCCCCAACTGATACATCAATAATGTTTGTGGTGGGAGTTCTTGTCGAACTAGCACTAACCAAAGAACTTGGTAGTGAATAATTTTCATCTCCTACTCTTTCTAACTTGCTTGCTTGTCCTTGGACATTTAAAGTTAGTGGTGAACCTTTCGATAGATTGAAGTCGCCATTTGTAATGACACATTCATCCAATTTAAAAGTACTCTCTCCAGTTACAACATAAAGGTCAAAAGTATTAACTCTTGTTTGCCCCTCTGTTGCATCATAATCAGTTAAAAGTGCTTTCACGATCGTTTCATCTTTTTCTGTTGTTAAAGAAATTGAGAAACTAAATTCTGCAGGATTTGCTTTTGTTATACTTGTTCCCTGAAACATTTTTGTTTGATCGTGCAAAGTCTTTACTTCGTATGCATCTTCCGCAAATGTCTGTGAGAACGATACATCAGGAGCCGTTTTTAATAAGTAACGACTCCCTCCGTATACGAGGTGTACATTACTTTCTCTAAGAAAGTTGTACGATGTCATTGTTATACAGTGTAGTCTGTGGCGTACTGAGAGTCTGAATGAGAAGTTAATCCCTTATATTTGACAGTCATTTCGTCGCCTGTTAGTAGGTCTGTTCCGTGAGCTGCGAACTCTACTGAAGTAGAGATCAGATCTCCAGTTTCGATTGTTGGTACAGTCATATGTGCTTTTGGAATATCAAATTCAACAACTGGTACAGCACTTGAAGCGCCTCCCATGAATAAGCTCATATCAAATACGTTAGTAACTAAGTCGGTTGCACCAGCTAAGTCAGTAAGTAATTGGTTAGAACCATTTGATTTTGTATCCAAGTAACATGTTAAGTTACCAGTAATCTGTCTAGATCCTGTAAAAGATCCAATTGGTTTGTCAATAATACCTAGTGTTTCAGGTGTTACATATGTAACATTATTAGCGATAGTAATAGAACCACCAGTAATATTAATGTCATATGTTCTTGCATCTAATCCACCAGAAGTTGCACCACCACCTTGAGCGGCTGCAACAAGTGTTAATGTTGACAATTTGTTTCTTAAGTAATCAGCATCGTCTGGTCCAGTACAATCAGCATAGTTATAACCTTCTACATAAGTAGCAGTTGTAACTGAAACGTCTGTTCCACTTGGTTTTGCATGAAGTGTTTTTGAAGGATCTTCGATTGCTGTTGAAACTTGGTCAATTGTTGTTGCGTTTCCAGACCATGTTAACTGAGCAATACCATCAATTGAGAAGTCAATCTCACACTGATTTACCTGTGCTTCATTCAAACGATAAGTTGTATTTTCAAGAGCAAAGAATATTGAAAGTTTCAATAATTCATGATGTTCTGATCTTTCAAAAGTTACATCAGCATCTGTAGAATCTACAGTAACTGAAGGTGCAGAAGTACTTGTTAAAGAACCATCTGTAATATCTTTACCTGATATAGAAGCCCAAAGAATATTTTCTACCATATCCATGTCTCCACTTTGTCTCCAACTGTTTGTTCCATGCTTGAAAGGTCTTACATATGTTCCGAAAGACCATTCTGCAGGTGGTAAAGAGTCGTTGAATCGTTTTGAACCACGGTTAGGTGCGGCACCAGCTTCGTTAATTGTAACGTCTGTGCTCTCACTTCCTTGTGAAAAACTATATCCATCTAATACACCAATTCTAAAAGTGTTGATTTTCTTAGCAGTAGCTGAACCATCATGAGTACCATTACCCTTAAATAGTCCTAAAGCCACTCTTGAGTTGTCAGTAGTAGTAGTACTTGTAACACCATTTACTGTTAGAACAAGTCCATTGTCTCCACTTCCACTAGAAGCTGTTGAAGTTGCAGTTTCATTGTCTACAAATCCAGAGCCTCGGAAGTTATTTGGAATATAGACTTCAGTAACTGCACCACTGCTTACAGCAGCTACGATTACTTTAAAGCCTGTACCAGATCCACTGGTTGTTCCCATGGTAACTACATCGCCTACAGCATGGTTAGTGTTTGTTCCGCCGATTGCATCAACAGTTAAAACTGACCCACCACTTGCGTGTACTCCATTTACAGAGCTGACAAATACTTTCGTATTTCTCGATAAATTTAAAGCCATTTTGCTTTCTCCGTTTTATAATGGAAAGGGGTGCGGCGACATATTTATGTGCCTTACCTGTTTCCTAATATCGTATTTCTATACTCATTTCACCTATAGCTAAAGGGGCTAATGCTCCTTCATCTGTAGTTATACTTTGTATTACCATATTTGTTGTTGACAAATTTGGCGAAACAGTATCGTCATACGTTAATACATCATTATCATCTATAACTCTTTCGATATCTTCAAATAATAATGATAATTCTTCTTGAGCATCGTTCTCATTATGAACATATGCCCTTATTGAAATTTGTAAAAATCTCCATTTAAATTCGCCTGGTTGGTACTCTCTAGTTTCTGCACCTGCTACCACGCAAACTTTTGGATATTGTTGTATTTCATCTAAAAATATTAATTTAGATGTTACATTGCCGGAAACATTCGTATTATATGGATGATTTCCGTTTAGTAATTTTATTTTTTCTGTAAGAGCATTAGCAATCTTTTTTCTTGCTGTTCTATATGTGCTTGCCATTATACTCTCCTAGTTATAAATTTAAGTTCTGCTTGTGATATTGCTAAATTTCTTATACTTTTTCCTATTACTCCTCTTGGGTCATAAGATGCTGGATACCTTCCATCATTCTTACCAGGTTCAAATACTTTATATGTATCTCCATAGGTATAACTAATATTCATCAATCCTCTTTTATCTGGTACTATTGAAAGTACTTCGGCAGAACCAGCAAATGTTCCAGTTTTATTTTCAAGGCCTGGTCTACCCATATTTTTTTGTATTTCTGTTGCTAAGTGATTATTTATATAACCCATTAGTCTTCCTACTCTTCTAAAATCTTCTTCTCTATCAGTTTGTCTGCCTTTTCTAGGAAGTGTTATTCTTCTTGGTTTAAATCTTCTACCTTTTCGTAAAAGGGGTAATTTTCTTTTAGGTCCTTGTGTTGGGCCTTTTCTTGGTGCTTTGTACCGTTTACCTATTGCTCCATGCATTATTGTTTGTCTTACTGTATCTATTAAAGACGGTGAGGAACCTAACTCAGCATACTCTATAACATCTTTTTGAGTTTGACTCATAGTAGCTTCATCATCTAATTCGCTTAAAACAAAAGCCGTTAATGATCCTGTAATTTGTCTTGCAAGTCCACCTTTCATTTTAGAGTTTAATTCTTTATCTTCTAGGTAAAACTCTGTTTTCTTTTCTAATAAATCTTCACTAGTAAAATTTTCAGATTCTGTTGTTAAAGCTTCTAGTGTTGGAACATCAATTTCCCCACTTCTTACCATGGCAAGAAAAGCTCCTAATGCTTTTCCATCTCCTTCGAATATTCTTCTAGCCAAATCTGTTTCTAGTTTATCAACTGCATTCAGCAATCTGATAATATTCTCAACTATAGTTGTAAGCTTTTTTATTTGCGCCACCTCATCCGCAGGTAATCCTTTTAAGTCTATTCCTCTAAGAATGTTAAGAGTTACTTCCATTCTTTTTGTAGCAATACCTATTTCATGTCCTAAATCTATTTTTCCAGCTTCATCTTCTGCAAATATTTCTTTTTTAATAATCCTAAGTTGTTTTGCACTTAGGGCACTTTTACTGCCATCTCTATTTAGTTTCATTAGTACAGCTTCTTGAGTGCCATCGTTATTATTTTGAACTCCATCAGCAACAACTGTGAAATCTGAATATGCTTTTACTTTATATCCTGAACCATACAGTGCTTCAAACACTTCTGGGTTAATATCTATCCAACCCTGCCCTTCTACCATTAATCTGCCTATTCCATCGTCAATTTCTGATAACAACTTTAAATGAAAATTAAATACTCTGTCTAACTCATCTCGAACTTTTTCATTTTTACTTGCTATTGTTTGTAATGCTTTTTCATATGCCGTTTTAGCAGCTTTACTTTTTACTGCTCTTTGTTTATTGATCGATTTTTGTACTTCTTCTGAAGGTAGTGTTCTTTTTGCCATTATTTATGTATCTTGTAAAAATCTAGTATCCTCTTAATATGGTCTGGGAATCCTATATTTTCTTTCAGACTTGTAGATACAGAGTTCTGTATCGAAGCTCCAGCAATTGTTAATCTATCTTTTCTTTCGTCTTTCAAATAATATTTTACTAAATCAAAACATGCCAGTTTTAAATCTTCGGGTGTCGAAGCATAACCTGACCTATATGTAACTTTTACTGCGGCTCTTCCTTTTGGGAAAGCTTTATCTGCTGTTGCAGTTGTTCTATAAATAGTGTCTCGTTCAGTGTCTACTACGTATTCGTACTTACCACTAGAATCTGAGTTACCAGTTATTAAAGTTGTATATGAGTCATCTTGTCCAGTTCTTTCTGCTACCAGAGAGACGCTGACAAGTGGGCTTTCATCCACTAAAATAGCATTTGTATAATCATCTTGAATATCAAAATACTCTGTTTTATCTGTTGAATAATAATCAACAAATGACGTGCCACAGTAAGTTTTTACTGCTTGACTTATGGCTGGCACTATAACATTGATTTTCGCATCTTCCGTCACACCAGTGATACCTGCGAAATCCTTATACTGTTGTAATGTTACTAAATTTGCCATAATTAAAAGTGTGGGGCGATTAAGGCCGCCCCACGAATCCTGTCTAAGCTTAAATTAAGAAGCTTTGTACATGTGTCCCCATTTAGAAGTAACACCATCGATAAGATCGGTGAAGCCAATTCTTTGTGAAGCAACAAGCACTCTGCGTTGAGCAGCAACTTCGTAGTCAGATTCAACGGTTACACCGCGTAATCTTGGTAATACGTAGTTTCTAGCGTTAACAGCGATAGCTGCGAATTTAGATACTGCTGGAGTAGCGAACTCATCACATAATAGTACTCTTGATCCGAATACTTGTCCGATTTCACCACTTAGTTTAGTAGCCATGTCGCCTACTAAGTTAGCATCTTGGAATTCAGCATCTTCTAGTAGTTCAAAGTATGTTCTTTGTGACACAATGTAAACTACGTCTGCTGGGTTAACACCATATTTACCCATGTTTTTTCTCATTGAAAGAAGTTCTGCAGCTGTAACTGTATCAGAAGCAAAAGCAGTAGTTGACTGTGTGAAATCACTGTCATTTCTTGCTAAGTGTAGAAGCCCTTCAAAAGCCGCTCCACTTGTTCCGTATACACCATCAGCATCATCACCAGCTAGGATAGCGTTTTCGATACCTCTAGCGTGAGATCTTACCATAGACTCTCTAATTAAAGGTAGAATTGGCATGATAGCATCTTCTTCAGTTTCATTACCTAAGTAAGACTGAGAAATAAGTTTCTTAGTTGAAAGAGTTCTTTCAGTCATAGTAACACCAGTATAAGGTGCTCCGTATGTGTCGCCTCTGGTTTCTAAGTTACCATAAGGAGATGATCCAGTTGCGGCTTGGTTAGAAGTAAATTCTGCATAACCTGCATCTGGTAAGATTGGGATAATCATATTCGCAGAAGTCATAGCAATTTCTCTAAATAGAGGAGCTAGGACTAATTCGTTTTCGATATCTCTTTCGATATTTGTTGAAACAACTTGTTCGAAATCAGCTGATGAAACTTCAACACCTGAATGTTGATTTACTTTTTCCATCAAAGATTTTGCCATTGGAGTGTCCCATCCTTTTCCAGTCGCTAGACCAGCAAATTTAGCATCTGCAATGTCTGACTCGAAGGATTTCTTCCAATCGCCGTTGTTTCCTTGTCTGTCAGAGAAATGTCTTTTTGACTCACGAATATTCATGATTTCTTCAGACTTCTCTGCTAGTTGAGCTTCTAGTGATTTAACAACACCTTCTAAGTTAGTGTAGTTATCGTTCACACGTTTCTCAACGTCAGACATTAATTTTTCAGCACCTGTTAATCCAGCTTGGATTACAGTTTTTTGCTCTTCCTGTTTTGCTTCCTCGGAGGCTTTTTGAACTTCAGCTTCTTCAGTAGCTTTTTCAGCTAATTCTTCTGCAGCCTTCTGTTCAGCAGCTTTAAGTTCGGCTTGTTTCATTGCATACTGAGCAACTGCTTTTTCAGCAGCTTCTGCAGCAAATGACTCAAGATTAAACTCTGGGTTGCTCTCAGGAGATTGTTTTTCTTTTGACATATTTGTCTCCGTTGTGGCTTTCGCCGTACTTGGCTGCTCAATTTCAACAGCATCTGCTGAATCGTTTAAGTTAGCCGTATAAAAAGTATGCTTGTACTTATTGTACTCTTCCATAGAATCAAATGATTTGCTTAACCCAAAAGTTGCCCCTTGGTTGCAAGGTATTGATACTACAGAAACTTCAAAAAGCTCTGCGTCCTTTATTTTATATCCGTCAGTTTCAGTCATATAATCAGCGTCCTTGACTTTGAAACCAACAGAAAAAGCTCCAAGGACACCGTCTTTAATTAATTGCGTTACATCACCAGCAGCTTTAGAAATCTTTGCAGATATTTCTAAGCCGTTGTCTGTAACTTTTAAATCTTTTGCACGACCAATCGGTTTGTCATAGTTATGATTAAACAAAATAATTGGATTACCTTTATAGTTTTCCAATCCACCTTTTGTCCAAGCATCGGCTTCGATTATGTCGCCTGCTCTATCGAGAGCATTAGTACTAGCAGATCCTTTAATATCTACACCACCATCTTCGTTTTCGCCTAGTGATTTAAAAGTGCTAGTCCAATGATAAATTTTACTTGACATCTTTCTTCTCCGCTTTCTTGGCTTTAGGGGCCTTTGGCGCAGGAGCAGGAGCTGGAGCTTCAACAGCAACAACTACTGGATGTCTTTTCTTCATGGCTGATATTACTCGTTTCCAAGATCCAAATGCTCGTCTAAGCATATAGTCTTTTACGGGAACGTCAGTACCATGGCTTTTGTAGGTTGGTAAATCCATTGACTCGACTCCTTGTTCTACGAACCAGTCGGATAATGCTTTTGCCATCATATCTTTTGTCATAATTTTATTCTTCCTCTATTGGTGACGACTCTGGTGGTCGACCTCCCTCTTCGGGATTAACGGCTGAGCCTGCAATATTTTGCGGTACTCTAGGATCGTCAAATCCGTCTACAGGTTCTTTGCCTATTGCTTCTCTTGCTTCATTTGGACTTATAATTCCAGTATTAACAAGCGTTGCATAATAAGCTGCTTGGTCTCTCAATTCTGGTTGTAATGCAGGTATTCCTGTTACATCTTCAGATAGTGAGAATCCAAAGTATCGTTCTAATGCATATCCCATCTTTCTTACGATTGGTAAGACAGTTTCAAGATAGTACAGTCTGTGATTGGGTCTTATATTTGCGTTATTACCACCATCCATTAAAATGGGTGGTATTCCCATAGCTTCTAATATAATTTTCTCATTCGCTGTTATGGAACTTTGAAAATCTAGTTCTTTGAAATTGATATTTGTTAAGGTAGATA